GAAAACTACAATATAAAATTGCATACATAGACCAGACTCTAGCATTCCTTGAAAGTGTGTTGAGACAAATCAACAACCGCACATATCAAATCAAAAATGCTATTGAGTGGGAGAAATTTAAAAGTGGTTTCTAATGAATTATGGTCTCTTCTACAAGCAAGTCTCTTTCAATAAAGAATCGATAGCAACAGTACAAAAAGCAATTGCAACTGCCACACTAGAGTGGGAGACAGGAAGATTATATAACCAAGAAAGTGGCACAAAAAGAATGACCGACGTGGCATGGGTGAGGGATAAAAATCTCTTGTCCATGCTTTTGCGTATGGTAAAACAAATCAACAGAGGAGCACATTGGAATCTAAACATCTCTGGCGTAGAACCTGTGCAGTTTGGATCTTACGGTGAAGGTGGTTTCTATGATTGGCACATTGATCAACACCCGAAGATAATCAATGGTGTTGTAAGAAAAATCAGCATGTCTCTCTTCCTTAATGATGACTACGAAGGAGGCGAGTTTGATTTAGAGATATATAAACCAGGGGATGAGCAAAGGTTTGTTACTATCAAACCCAAAACTTATTCCGCAGTTTTCTTTCTAGCAGACCAATGGCATAGGGTCCGTCCCGTCACTGCTGGACATAGAAAATCTCTTGTAGCATGGTTTTATGGGCCGCCTTATGTTTGATTTGAAGATTAGAAAGAAGAATGAAGTTTATCTAAAGGTCGAAGCAGAACCACATATCAATTACGAATTAGCAGACTTCTTTACTTTTGAAGTAGAGTCTGCAAAATTCATGCAAAAGAATAGAAGATATAAAGGTTGGGACGGAAAAATTCGTTTGTATTCCCCAGGGACAGGAGAGATCTATGTTGGTCTCATCGACTATCTCTTGGACTGGGCGGATGGAAGGGGATACAAATATGAAATGGAAGAGTGTAAATTCTTTGGACATCCCCTAGCACAGAATGATCTAATTACTCCTCAAGGTGTAGCAGGATTTGTGAAGTCTCTACACTTACCGTTTCCTGTGCGGGACTATCAGTATAAAGCAATCTATGAAGCTTTAAAGTATAATAGGCGTTTATTGCTATCGCCAACAGCATCAGGCAAGTCGTTAATGATTTATGCATTGGTGAGATACCACGTTAATTTGAATAGGAATATTCTAATCGTAGTCCCAACCACTTCTCTTGTCGAGCAAATGTACAAGGACTTTGAAGAATATGGATGGATGGCGTCCGAATATTGCCACAAAATATATGCGGGGCAGGAAAAATACACGGACCATCAAGTAGTAATTACCACTTGGCAATCTATCTATAAAGAACCTCGTAAGTGGTTTGATAGGTTTGACGTGGTGATCGGTGACGAGGCGCACCTTTTCAAAGCTAAATCTCTTACTTCTCTGATGGGGAAGCTCCATGAGTGTAAGTATCGTATCGGGTTTACAGGTACACTAGACGGAGCAAACGTAAATCAACTCGTGCTAGAGGGAGTGTTTGGTAGATGCTCTCAGGTGACTCGCACTAAAGAGTTGATGGAAGCAGGGCATGTTGCCAAACTTAAAGTTAAAATTGTATTACTCAAACACGAAGAAAAAATCTTTGAGGGTTATCAAGATGAGATAACTTATTTAGTTGAGCATGATTCAAGAAACAGATTCATTCGTAATCTCGCATGTGATCTTGAAGGAAATACATTGGTGCTATTCAACTATGTGGACCGCCATGGTATCCCCCTGTACGAGTTGATAAATAGTTACACAGACAAACCTGTGCATTTAGTCCACGGTGGTGTTGACGTTGATGATCGAGAAGATATTCGTCTTCTTACTGAGCAATCTGATAATACAATTATTATTGCATCATACGGCACCTTCTCCACGGGCATCAATATTAAAAAATTACATAATGTGATCTTTGCATCTCCTTCCAAATCTAGAGTCCGTAACCTACAATCTATTGGTCGTGTCTTAAGAAAGGGAGAAAACAAAGCACAAGCTACACTCTATGATATCGCAGACGATATATCAACTGATCGCGGTAACAACTACACACTCAACCATTTAATGGAAAGAGTGAAGGTCTACAACCAAGAAAAATTTCAGTATGAAATCACAGAGGTAAAGGTAAAATCCTATGATCAATTACGCACGACATGATGAAGAATTCTACGGAATTTTTAAATTAAATAATGGCGAAGAAGTCGTTGGCAAAGCAATTCTTACAGAAGACAATGGTGAGACATTGGTGTTTGTCCAAGATCCTGTAACTATTGAAACTTTTACAAGAGAGTTGGACGATGGCAAAGTTGCCAGAGGAATGGGATTCTCTCACTGGATGCAAATGAGTGATGAAGACTTCTTTATCATTAGAGAAAGAGACATTGTATCTCTTGCGTCTCTCTCATCCGAGTACGTAATGATGTACGAAGCATACATTGCTGGTGAGGAAGTCAAACCAGGAAAACCCGACGAGCGCAAAAAAGTCTCCCCTGATGAAGAGATGGGATATAGAGGAAACGTAGATGATGCTCGAAAGTTATTTGAAAGAATCTATAAGAATCCTTCTCAACCCTGACAGTGTTATTCTATAGAGAATTGACAACTTTGTCAAGTGTGTTATAATGATGACAAGTGATAGACAAACATATGGTAAAAGCTCCTATGAAAAAGAAACAGCATTATGTTAATAATCAGGAGTTTCTTGCCGCTCTAATTAAATACAAAGACGAGGTTGCCATTGCAGAAGCAAGAGGATTGCCGAAACCTAAAGTAAATAATTACATCGGCGGTTGCTTCCTCAAGATTGCAACGCATCTTTCTTATAGACCCAACTTCATCAATTACATGTACAAGGATGATATGGTCTGTGATGGTATTGAAAATTGCATTCAATATATTGACAACTTCGATCCCTCTAAATCTAAGAATCCGTTTGCATACTTTACACAGATTGTATACTATGCATTCCTAAGACGTATCGCTAAAGAGAAAAGACAACTTGATATCAAGGAAAAGATCCTTGAGAAATCTGGCTACGATGAAGTCTTCTCGGTTGACGGAGACGGCGGAGCAGAGTATAATCAGATCAAGTCCCGTATTGCGATCAATAATAAACGATGAAGATACTGCTCATTACCGACCAGCACTTTGGAGTGCGTAACGATAATCAAGCATTCATCAATCTATACAAAAAGTTTTACAACGAAATTGTTGTCCCTTTTTTGAAGGTATCTAAGATCAAGACAGTGATTGCCTTGGGCGATACCTTCGATAAAAGAAGGTCCATTAACTTCATGTCTCTGAATGAGGCAAAGGAGATGTGGTTTAATCCTCTAGAGGACTTGGGCGTGACTATGCACATGCTCACGGGTAATCATGACATCTACTACAAGAATACCCTGAGGATCAATGCCCCTAGAGAGTTACTTGGAGAATACGGAAATATCATCGTCCATGACAGTCCTACCACTGTTGGGTTTGACGGTCGTGATATACTTCTTCTTCCTTGGATATGTGATGACAATAGAGATCGAGCATTCGATGCGATTACAAACAGTCCTGCTGATGTCTGCATGGGTCATCTTGAGCTTAATGGTTTTGAGGCTCATCCTGGGCATGTGATGCAGTCTGGTATGGACTCGTCAGTCTTCTCTAAATTTAAAAAGGTATTCAGTGGACACTATCATATGAAGTCCACCAAGGGTAACATAAACTATCTGGGTAATCCTTATCAACTGTATTGGAATGACTACGGATGTAAGAGAGGATTCCATGTCTTTGATACTGATACGTTGAAGACTACCTTCTATCGTAATCCATTTGACATGTTTACGAAAATCAATTACAATGATGGCATGGATGTGCCAGACAATTTGGAAGGCACGTACGTAAAACTTATCGTTGAAGAAAAGGGTGATAATGCCAATTTCGATTACAACGTTAAACTCCTCCAAGATATTGGATTAGCAGATCTAAAAATTATTGAGGATCTGTCTGTTGAAACGGGTGCTGAGGTTATGGAAACCGAAGACACTTTAACCCTCTTGGATAAATACATAGATGAGATCGACCTTAGGGTAGACTCGAATAACGTCAAAAACATTATGAGGTCACTGTACATAGAAGCTTGCGAAATCTAATGTTTATTCTCACAGACAAAAATACTGGTGGTGTTTATGCCGTCACTAATAAAGACCGAATAAAAACTGTGCAAGTATTTGAGCAAGAGGATGATGCAATAAGATATAACGATCTTCTTGTAGCAGATGGATATAATGAAGAGTTAGAGATAATGGAAGTTGACCCTGCCATCGTTGCTGCAAACTGTGGTAAGTACAACTACTATTACACAATTATTGGTAAAGATGAGTTTGTTATTCCCCCCACATGATCTTATTTGATACTATTCGTTGGAAGAATTTTCTTTCGACAGGTGACCAGTGGACTGAAGTCAAGTTTGACGAAGCCAACTCAACCCTTATTATCGGACAGAATGGTGCTGGTAAGTCCACCATTCTAGACGCACTGTGTTTTGCGTTATTTAATAAACCCTTTCGTAAGATCAACAAACCTCAACTTGTAAACTCTATTAACGAAAAGGGTTTGAAAGTAGAAGTCTGTTTTAGTATTGGACCAGACGACTACAGAGTATTCCGTGGAATCAAACCAACAGTCTTCGAGATTTACA